CAGTTCCATCCCATGCTTTATAGTTGCCATCTTTCAGGTCTTTTATTCGTTTTTGAAATCCAACAGTATCATCTCCTACATAGAGTGGATCTATGTAAGAGGTTCCTGCGTTATTTGGATATGTAAATATTGCTTTCATTAATTATATATTCCTTGCTTACCGCGCTTGTTGTATGCATTATGTATAATGCCTTCAATCTCGCGTTTGTTATCTAGCAGGAACTGTGTTCCCGATTGTGTGTCTATTGCATTGATATTTATGACTACTGGAGCACCGCCACCTGAGCCAACACTATCTTCATGACTTGTGATTCTTGCTGGACCACTAATTAACTCAGCGCCTGCTTCACCAGCAATACCTACCTTTCCTGCTGGTAGATAACCACCATCCGCGAAGAAACCACCGAATAGACTACCTAGTCCACCACCACCACCGAATAAGCCACCGATCATATCAAATAATCCACCGCCACCGCCGCCGCCAAACATGCCGCCGATACTGCCCATAAGACCACTTAGAGTGTTGCCTAATCCACTGAATAATCCACCCATACCACTAGACATATTGTTAAATAATCCAGTAAGGCTGTTACCTAATCCACCGATTAACGAGTTCATAGTGCCTGCAAGATTGTTTGCACCACCAGTTGCTTCTGGACCGCTGAATATTTCACCCATCCATTTACCCATCTGGTCAACCATTGGCTTCATAAGGTGCTTTTCAATGACATCTGTTAGCATCTTGTTAGCCCAGTTTTTAAGGTAGTCACCGAATGTACTAAATACACTCTTTCCTGACATAACACCTTCTGCCATGCTTTGAGCCATGCCTTGTGACATATCTTCCCACGCTGCCTTGATCTTATTAGCATTACTATTAGCAGTTGCTTGAACTTGCTTTTGAACAGCATTACTATACGATAACCATCTATGTGTTTCATCAATTTTAGCATTTGCCAATTTCTTGGCTGCTTTTATTTCTGATCTGTTGATTGACTTCTTCAATGCCCATTGCTTTTTAAGTAACGCATCTGCATAATCTGCTGCTGTCTTCAACTCACCTGCTTCTGTTTGTCTAAGTGCGTTTTTCATTGCAAACTGCTTTTTATATAAAGCATCTGCATATGCTATGTTTTGCTTTGTTGCTTCCTTCGCTGCCTTAGATGCTGCTTCGGCTGCTTCGGCTGCTTTATTTGCTGTTGGATCTGCTGCTGTTTCTGCAACTGGTCCTAATGCACCTGGATGTCCTAGTTTTGCTGGACCGCCAACTGCTGCAAGATTAAGTGTTCTGACAAGTTTTTCTGCCTGTGTTATTGCAAACTCAGATGCCTGACCTATTCTGTCAACACTGTAGATTTCATCATAATTAACACCATCTAGTAGATCTTTATTGCCAGCGAATGCGTTCTTCCAACTATCTGCGAAAGAGAATGCGCTTTCTTTACCAAGAGTATCCCATGCATCTGTGAAATCACCAGACATTGCTTGCTTTATTGCTGTACCTATATTAGTGAATTTCTCAACAATAGCATTACCGAAATCAGTTGCGATTTGTAACATCGCCTTCATTGATTGTGCAAACCATCTAGGGAAATTCTTAAAGATCGCAACAACAGTCTGACCTAATGCAATCCAGTTGTTTATCTGGAAGTTAATGAATTTCTTAAACGCACCAGTGATTGATGTGAATACTTTCATTGCTGTACTGTCTTGGTCGTTCCACACATCTGAGAAGAAACTTGCGAAACTGTTCCAAGCACCACCTAGATATGTCACCATATCATTGAATCCTTCTTTGATCAACTGCCAAGAACCATTTACAAGACGACCCATATTAGTGGAAGTTTTGCCAATGGTGAACATGTCGCCTTTGAATAGTTCAAACAAACCTAACACTGCCATAATTGCAATGCCTACTGGTCCGCCCATACCTAACATTCTTGCAAACTTCAATAAAGGTCCAACAGTAAGGTTTACTAATACTTTACCCATTGTTCTAAGCATACCACCCAATGACTGGGACGCTTTGGTTGCAGATGACATTCTAGTTACTAAGTTTGTGAATGAACCAGCAAATCTCACTGCAATGAGTGCGATTGCAGCATTACGAATCAAGTCTATATTGTCTGCTAATATCTTTATGCCAGCAGCAGCGCCACGAACAGCCTCACCTAAGCCTACGCCTAGATCTTTAGCCATTTCTTTGTTCTTTTCAATCCACGCTGTCATCAAATCAACAGCGGCTTTTAATTCTGGTTTTAGACCTTCGCCAATTGCAATCTGTGTGGCATATACTGCACCATCTAGATTACTGAATGATTGATCTAAGGTCTTCATGTGGATGTTAGCAGCATCGCCAAACTTTCCACCTTCTTCACCTAATGCTTGTAGTTTTCTAACAAGATCTGCTGACGATTTAGCGATAATAGATTGTCCGTTACCGATGTCGGCTACGAACTGATCGTTTTCTTTACTGACTTTTATTCCGAACTCTTTTAGTCGTTCAAATTCACCAGTTAATGCGTCTGCAACTGCCTCACCCAATTGTGTCATTGTCTTACTGTTAGCAGCAGCAATGTTGGCGAAAGCGGTTAAACCTTTAGTAGATGTATCTAATCCACGAGACTGAAATAGCACGAATGCTTCTGTCAAGTCATTTAGATTTTGTGGTAGTTTCTTAGATAGATCAGTTAATCTAGCCATCTCTGAGTTTGCTTTTTTAGCAGATCCTAGATAGGTAGTTAATACTGTTGAGTATTTTTCAAAGGCACGATACTGATTAACAACACTTGTTAACATACGACCAGCGCCAAGAGCAGCCAAAGCGGTGCCGGCAAGACCTAAAGCCTTTGTGACACCTCCTGTTGATTTCTCTATTTGATTAAGACGCTTGTTTACATTTCCAAGTGTCTTGCCAGTTTTATCCTGGGCTTTAATGATAATATCATAATCTGCCATGTTACTTGTTCCTTTTGGCTAATTCGGACTTCTTTTTATGGTAAGAACCCCAAGTACGGAGTTCTATGGAACTCACATTATTCATTACCCATTCAACACTGGTGTGCATTTGCTCGGCGATCTGGAAGATAAAGAAGATCTCTTTATCTTCTATTATTTTCCCAAGTCGTCTTCGCTAACCTGCTCTCCATTCATTTCTGTTACGATACGCATAATAATAGTAGGATCAACTTCGTGCATAAGTGTTGTCTTGTCTGCACCCTTGAATACTCGTTTACCATCTGCATCTCGTGCTTTTGATATAAGTGATTCAACTAATGCTTCTACTAGTTTACCGTCTGAGTGGAGTTGAACAACTTTCTGCTCATCTGCGAAATTGCTAACCGACTTGAAGAATAATGTAGTTTCCCATTCAGGTACCTCTACTGATCTCATGTCATGTGATAATGCTTCTTTGAAGTGCTTTGTTGCTGAATTAATAACGCTCATCTTGCTTTCCTTGTTCGTTTTAGTGCAGGGCTAATCATGCCTGCGGGTGCTTGTCGGCTGCTGCCTTTTTCCAGTATATCTACATACGGGACTTTGTTTGCAAATAGCACAAATGTAGTGTCACCACCGTTTTGTCCTACTTGACCATTGTATTTATTAACCCATCCGCGTCCAGCACGACCTGAGTCAATTGGGGTTAAAGAGCGGATATTCCCAAAGAGTTTATCCGCGTATTTGTCAAAATCACGCCCAATCTCGGCGTGTAAACTTTTCATAGTTTGTTTGCTTTGATTGGGCATAAGTCTTATACTTCTGCTGCTCGTGCTAGTACGCCAGTTCCTTGTAAGGATACTGATGCAGTAACGTGAGACTCAGTTTCACCTGAAATTTCAAAAGAAGTAACGATAACGTCACCACTGATCTTCCAATCAGTTGCAGTGTCATCACCTTCTGGATATACTTCAAGAGTATAAGTGTTTCCTACTACCAACGTTCCGTCTTGACGATCCCAAACTAGGTCAGCAGAGCCGTCCCAAGATTTGAATGTAGTAACATATGTACGGTAGCCAGCACTATCAAAATGAGAACATTCCGAAGTGTCTGCGTTTTCTGTAATTGTGTATGAAGTTAATTGTGCGATGGCTGAACCACCTGCCTTAATTACTCCGCTTTTTCCTGATATACAAGCCATGTAGTTATCTCCTAACTTATTGTGTAACAGTAAGTAACACCAAATGTAACCTTGATGGTTGCATAAGGAGAGGCTTCACCCACTGTAATTGTTTCTATATTGGTTAATTCAATGCTCTTCACTAAATTGTTTAACGTTTCGTCGTTATATATAGAATCTTCAATTGATTCAATTGCGACATTGCGCTGTGTGTCTCTTTCCTTGCCATTAACAGAAATAACTATCTCTATGTCAAGGTTTGCTTCACGTAACGTGTTTGTCAAATTGATTCGTTCTTCATTGGTAGATTCTATATAAGCAGCAGGGAACCCAGTACGTGCCAATTGTTCCTGTATAATAGGATCTCTTGCCACTGTTTTGAATCTTACTGTACGTTGTGCTTTGACAACGTCATAGAATCGTTTTACTATTAATTCCCTTTTACTCATTATCGGTATAACCTTGTTTGACTGAACGTGAGGCTTTCAGTAGACTCTATAGTCCCTGAATTGTCACTATCATAATCAACACCCAATTCAAATTGCGTATTAATCTCTTCTGCATATTGTGTCTTGTAATGCAACATCTGTTCCGTAAAAGAATCGTCTAACCGAAAGGTAGACATCTTTGGTAAAATGTATGCGCTCAATGCACGAAATACAGTAGCAGGTTTCCATTGTCCAGATACCAATCGTGTAGCATCAAATGTGGACTTGTCGTTAACTTTATTCCAGTATCTAATCTTAATCTGATTAGTTACATCGGTTTCAGCCAGCGCCAATTCATCACTAAAATCTTCAATGCCATGATCAAATATATCTTGAACATAGGTTGTTAAATCATCGTTTGTAGCAAATGCCATTGTAATCTCCAATAAAGGGGATCTTAGTGATCCCCTAATGTGCTAGTTTATGCAGCAACCAACTTAACTGCGCGTGACTGATCAATAAGACCAGAACCACCAGCGTAAGAAGCAACAACATCTGTTCCTACTGCTTCGGCACGGCGTTGCATTTCAACTTTCATACCATCTTGTGATACAGTGCGCAATGCGTCCTGACCAAATACAACACCCTTTCCAGTCATGTGTGATGATTGGAATACTGTGATGCCTGCGATCTTGCCAACGAAACCGTTAACTAGAGCAGAAGTCTGGTAATCACCACCAGCAAATGCAGCACCGGCGATTTGCTTTAGCAATTCAGCAGCAGCAGTTGTAGATACAACAGCGAATAACTGTCCCATCTCACCAGCACCACGAATAGCAGCGGCAGCGTCAAACATTGCTTCAATTTCTTCACCAGCAGTGACGGCAGCAGTTCCAGTAGCAGTGTTCATAGTTGCAACAACAGAAGAGTCATATGCAGATGCAACGCTCTGACCTAATACGCGACCTAAGTCAGCAGTATCAACATGACCAAGATCACGGATAATATCGCGTGAACCAAATAGTTCAAGGTTGATATTTACTTTAGTAGCAGTTGTAGGAACTACTATCAAATCACCAGCATTGTTGCCAGTTGTATGGTCTGCTTCTGTGATTGTTTGAGCAGAACCAGCACCAAATACAGGTACTTGTGCAGAGAAAGACCCTGCTGGAATTACTAGGTTAGGTAAGATTAATCCATTCATGAATAATGAATTTTCTTGTGCGGCAAAAATTGCTGCGGCTTTGGTTGGAACCATTAGGGCATTTAAGTCCCATGCGGTATTTGTAGACATATTATATAATCCTTATTGTGAACTTATACTTTACCTTCGCTCTTCCACTTTTTGTAGATTGCGCGATGGTCAGCATTGTTCATATCCAGGCTAGCGAGATCAACTTTAGCGTTGTCTTGAACCGTAGTGTTGCTGACTGAATCAGTCCCACTTGGTCCGGCTGCCTTAAAGTATGTGTTAGTAGTAAGAAAATCCTCTACTAACTGATTTACAGTCATTGGTTCAGCATCATCGTTATAACGGACTTCTTTACCATCCATAATAACTACTTTACCATCTGTGTCCAATTTAACCTGTTCTCGCAGCAACTTGGCTGTTTGTTCAGGGGCAATTGATTTCAATCGTGAGGCTGCGTCAATTAAAGCACCATCAATTTTGATAGATTCTAGTTCACTACGCAATGAACTGATCTGATCGTCCGATTTGGTTTTATGCTTCGTCATTAAGTCTTCATATTGATTTCGTTTCATCATGCCTTCATCTTCAACTTGTGATTGAAGTGCTTGCAATTGTTTATATTCAACTGGGTCAATATTGTCGTAAGTTGACTTTACTTTAGCAACTCTCTTAGCGATTATTTCGTTCATCTGTTCTTGAGTGAACGTCTTCGCTACTTCTGCTTCCTGGATATTAGTATTTTCCTGTGTATCAACTCCAGTGGTTGAGTTTTCAGTAGGTGTTCCTATGATTTCAGTCATATCTGTTTTAATCCTTTTCTAGTTGGGGGTGTTATGACCAGAAGTATTCTAATCACAACCATTTTAGTTATTTATCATTAAATATCTGTGCAATTCTGTCTTTAATCATTTTCTGAAAGACAGGGTCGTCGTTTAATGCCAATGCTTCCTTGTATTGTGCTAGATCAACGGCAGTGTCGCGAACATCAAATTTATCATTATAATCAATTACGAAGTCAGTTGGCATTGTTAATGACTGCCAATCAAACCATATCTTCCATAACTTTAATTCTGTTTCCTGTACTGTGTCGGCGATATCAGATAACTTTGCAAACAATAATTCGCGTTCTACCTGTAAACTAACTCCGGATTGCGTTGTTGATTTAGTAGCAGAAACACTTGAAGTGTGTGCCATACGCTGAATACTTTCTACAGTGTTCTCTATCGTTGCAAGCATCCCATCTATGCCAGAAGCCGTAGGCTGTAGCAGGTAAGGGTTTAAGCCAGGTTCACTCATCTCATCAATATTGATAACAGATCCAGCACCAGCGTTTGCGCTTGTACTAGTTGTCTTTACCAATGTAGGATGTGACGATATGCGAATAGATTGCTCTAATTCAGATAATAGGTTATAGATGTATTTCTGACTGTCTGCAATATCTGCAACAATAGAATGACCAATACCTTTAACTTGCGACTTCAACGGCATATGGTTAACAAGAGGAATGTATCCTAGTGGGTTGTCATATACTGCTTCTTCCTGAATAGTGTCGGCTTCACCTTCATCATTCTTGGACACAATACACTTAACAACAGTATCTTTGTACCAATGTGTGATTGTGATGTGGTTAGCAGATTCTGATTCAACCAATGAGATGTGATTCAACTCCATTGCACCATTAATATTGCGACTATAAGACCAATCTAATACATTCTGTGGTGTGTATACACAGGCGTATCCGCGAATGCCCAATGCTTCTTCTTCTGCTTGGGTGTTCACTTTATATGATGGTTTATCAACAAGAATCCAAACATTACCTAGCACCATTGCTAGATCATTCGCTGTTTTAATGAACGAAGTGAGTGATTGTCCTTCTTGGTCAGTGTCTTTCATCCAATCTTTTACAAGCGGATTATTGTCCATGCCACCTAACTCTCTAATAGGTTCATTCTTAAAGATGAACGAACGATAGATGTCAATAGTGGTGGCGACATGGTTGTCTAGTGGAGTAGATGATAATCGCTTTGCGTACGCGTTAGGGATCTCATTCTCTCCGATGTATTGTGTAAGGTAACTGCCGGCTCGGTATTGAGGACCGCCGACGTAACTACGATACAAGTAATCAGCCTGGGCTTTATTTGCCTCATATGCTGAATGTGTTTTTAATAAATCTGTTAAATTCATGTTAATATATATTCCTATAGGTTATTACTCAGTGCCTTGCATGGACACTAGACTATTTAGTCTAGTCTAGAAATGTCCGTACAATTTAGGCTCTATAGAACCAAACGGTCCTTTGTGTTCAGGGGCTTGCTTAGTTACTGGGAACAAGTATTCAACACCATATCCAAGAGCATCGTTCATGTGATCGTAACCACTATCTTTATCTGGTATTTGGGACTTCTCTTTGTACTGTTGTTTAGTAAGACAATCAATCAAATTCTTGCATTTAGGGTCTATAAACAATCTTCTGTTACCTGCTGCGTCCTGTAGCATGCGGTTAACAGCATTAATTCTGTCTTTCACTGCTGGGTGCTTTCTTCTAACTTTAACATCAAACCCATATTGCAACAATATAGTGTGATCTGTTCTGCCACCTGCTGATGTTTTTCTTGCCACACCTGCTGGATCTGGGAACGCTGTTACATTTCTAGGTCCATATCTATTGCGAACTTCTTGTGCTAACTCATCTGTATTACTGTTGAATAACTGTATCTCATCAATAATATGTAACCCTTCTTTTGTTTTAACAGCAATACAACCAGCCATGGGATTCACATTCATATCGTTGAATAACATGATGTTGTTAGGCACTTCGTCTACGAACGCTTTCACATTCTCTTGCATATCAAACGGATAATAGATTCTATTGCCTGCTGTCTCAAACGATGCCTCATATTCTTGTCTGAATGTCTTCAAATCAAGATCTTGTCTGGCATCTTCTACCTCTTCTGGCGTTACATTACCACCTTCAATTGTGGTAAACTGAAAACTCTCCCAATTATCTTTGTCAATAGTCTCATGAAACATATCAGCGAACCAATTGTAGCCACGAGGAGTACTGATAAACAATGCGCCACCTTTTCTATCAGATAGTGTAGGTCGTAAAACTTCTGTCCATACTGTCTTGCTCATAAAGGCTGCTTCATCTAATACAACAAAGTCTAGACTAACACCACGCATACTGTCGGGATTATCCGCACTTCGTATACTAATCTTTGTGCCATTTACAAGGGTTAATGTAAGATCACTTTCGTTAATCTTCTTCACCCAACGACGACTGGTTAATGCTTGTTTAAGATCGTCCCATATAATCTGTTTACCCATTCTATATGATGGTGCTATATAGAATATTCTCTTATTGGGGAATCGTGCTATTCTTGCAATCTCATAGGTAGACAGAAACGTTTTACCAAATCGTCTACCAGCACTACAAACCCTAAAGCGGGCTGTACTGTCAAATATTGTTTGTTGGGGTGTAGTCAGCATT